GAGACGCCGCAAACCATGCAGCAGCCAAGAAGCTTGATGATGGCACTCATGAAGAGCTGACCGTCAGAATGCTTGCTGCTCATGTTGCTGACTGGTCTTTTGATGAGGACTTGAGCATTGATGCAGCAATCAAGCTGCTGACAGAGGCTCCATATATCAGAGACCAGCTTGACAGATTCTCCAGCCGGGCAAGCAACTTCTCAAAAAAGCAGAAGGCCTGATTCAGTATTGTGAAAGCTATTTCCCTTTACTGAAGCGGCAAAGGGATGCAAAAGGCAATGATATTGGATCAAAGCTTGAGCATCTTGAGGCAGTTGCTCAGATGTCAGGCCAGACTCCAGAAGAGCTGCAATTTGAAGATCCGGACCCTTCAATCAATTATCTTTTGAATCATTTCTGGAAGATGAAGCGCTCTTCTTTTGGGCCGATCAGTTTCACTGAGCTCAAAAATTATGCAGAGATGATGGCTTGTGACTTTGAAGCAAATGAAGTTGAGGTTATCATGAGCATTGACAGAATTTTTGAGAGCAAAGCAAATGGCTGAAGCAAAGCTTGTTGTCTCGGTTGAGGAGAACGGTGTTGTCAGTACAACTGCTGATCTGAACAATTTTTCCAAGGCATCAAAGAAAGCAGATACATCAACAAAAAATCTTGCTAAAACTGGAAAGACCTCTCAAGCTGCGTTGTCTGGTGTTGGGAAAAGAGCTGGTCAGGCTGGCATCCAGGTTCAGCAGTTTGTTGGCCAAGTTCAAGGCGGGACTTCTGCATTTGTTGCGTTAAGCCAACAGGCAGCTGACTTGGGCTTTGTGCTTGGATTTCCTCTTCTTGGTGCTGTGACAGGTATTGCTGCGGCCTTTGCTGGCTCCTTGCTTCCTAATCTATTTGAGTCAAAAGATGCCTCTGAAGAGCTTGAGGACGCTCTTGCCAATCTTTCAGATATTATCGATATAACTGATGATAATGTCATCAAGCTGTCAAAGTCTGTCATAACTCTTGCTCAAGTTAATGAGAAGGCCGCTCAACTTGAGGTTGCAAGAGGGTTGCTTGAATCCGCAAAGGCTGCTGAGTCGGCTGCTGATGTTATTCAGGACACTGTTTCTGAGGTTGTTGGTGGTCTCACTATTGGAGAGCAAAGACTTGCTCAATTGGTCAGGGCTTATGAGGCAACAGGGAGAGACTTGGTTGAAGCTTTTCCAGAAAGCCGGGACTTCTTCACAAGAGTCAACTTTCCAGCTCTCACAGATGCTCTTGTTGAGCTTCAGTCTGACTTCAATCTTACTGAAGAAGAAGCGGCATCCTTCTTCTCTGCGCTTGGTCAGCAGATAACAGATAGATCAGCTGAGTCGGCTGAAAGACTTGGCTCTGTAGTTTCTGAGCTTGGTCTAAAATACACAACAACAAACAGAGACATCCTTGAGCTCAGCTCAAATCTGTCGAGAAGTACTGCGACAATTCTTGAGCAGGCCAGAGCAACCCAGGCTCTTCAGGAGATTCTTGATGAGCTAAACAGGACTCAGGGTGACATCAATGATCTTTTTGATGATGACTTGATTGCTGATGAAAGGAAGAGTCAGGATCTTCTTGAGAAAGAGCAGCAAAAAAGGGCTGCAGCTAGAGAAAAGCGAGAAGAGCAGCTATTCAAGAGAAGGCTTGATCTTGCTAGAAGCTTCAGAAAGCAAAATGAGCTAGAGCAAATCGACTACTTGAATCGATTGACTCAAGCTGAGACAAATGCTCAAAACTTCCTCATTGAAGTTTCCAGACTTGGTGAGTCTCCTGTTGAGCAAATTGGCCGTATTGAGTCTGAGAAGCTGGCAACGCTTGAGCAATTTAGGGCTGAAGATCTTGTCAATCAGCAGCAATATGAAGATGCAAAGACGGCCATCACTGAAGAGGCAATCCGTCAGCGTTCTGACTTACAGCAAGCCAACACTATGATGATTGTCAGCTCAACTGCTGACCTGTTTGAAAGCCTTGCTCAGCTTGAGGCTTCATTTGGTGACAGACGCTCAAGCCGATTCAAGACACTCTTTGCATTGTCCAAAGGCTTTGCCATTGCCAACTCATTGCTGAACTTGAATGCTGCTGTTGTTCAGGCTGCAGCTGATCCAACAGCTCTGACTCCGGCTCAAAAGTTTGCCAATATTGCTGCAGTGACTGCTGCTCTTGGCGGTGTTGTTTCATCCATTGCATCTGCTAGGCTCCCAGCTAGAGCCCAGGGAGGCCAGTTTGCTGCAAATCAGCCTTTCCTTGTCGGTGAGAATGGCGCTGAGATTGTCCAATTTAACTCCGGCGGTAGAATTGCCAGCAATAGTGACTCAAGAGATCTGCTTTCTGGATCTGGAGGAATGGGCAATGTCACAATAATTAATCAGACATCAGGCAGAGTTGACAGCACTGACAGACAAGTGAATCAAGATGGTGATTTAATCATCACAATCAAAGAGGTTCTCAAAGAAGAGGTTGTCCAAGCAAACTCCGGCTTCAATAAAGCCTTTAATCAAACAAGAAAATCTCAAAGGATTCTATAGATGGCTGACTTTCCAAGTTTTCTCAAGCCTGTTGTCAATCAGGGCTATAGTTTCGGCGGTGCCAACAATCTGATCAGCACTGAAGTCCAAGGCGGCAATCCACTTCAGCGGAAACGCTTCAAGACAGGGACTGTGCCTTTTCAGATCGCTATTGTTGGAGGTAGAAATGAAAAATTCGCCTTCACTGATTGGTACTATGGCAAGATCAATGGTGGAGCTGACAAATTCAACATGAATCTTGATTCTGGCAGAGGCATTGAGCCTCATGTTTGTCAGATCGAGCCTGGATCAATCAACTGGGGCGGTGAGGGTGATCCTCGATGGATTGTCACCTTTGTCATCATTGCAGAATCAACGCCTGTTCAGTTTTCAGACGGCTCTTTCTATGATTTATATGAGGAGTACGGTGATGATCTTTCTGGGCTGCTTGATGCTCTTGCTGAGTTTACACTTGAACACTTGCCAGCAGTATTCTGATGACTCCTGAAGAAAAGCTCAGGTATATCCTGACAACATATCCAAAAGATCTCTATATAATTCAAACGCTTGAGATCTCACATCCGGACTTCTCTCAGACCTATTTTCTGACAGATGAGACCGTTGAAGTTGTTGCATTTGATGAGAATGGCATTGAAAAGACATACACTCCGACAAATTTTGAAGTGACTCTAAGCTCCATCAAAAATGACCTTGACCAAAACTTTGAGATCACAATTGCTGATTTAGACAATGTTTTAGATGATGAGCTTGAGCGGATTCCATTGAATAACAATGAGAACATAACTTTTGTATATAGAGCCTACAACTCAGATGATTTTTCTGGCGTTGGTTATGGTCCATTCAAATTGGAGGTCTTTGATGTCTCTCAGGGTGTTGGTGCATTCACTGTCAGAGTTGGAGCCAAGCAACTGAACTGGCAGAAGACCGGAAAAATCTATGACTATGATGTTTTCCCAATGTTGAGAGCATTCCAGTGAATTTGGCTCAATATATTGGCATCAAATATGACCTACACAACCGGAAAGGTCTCAATTGCTGGGCTTTGGTTGCAAAGGTTTATGCTGATTTGTTTGGAGATGAGATCCCTGAATTTGTCAGCAAGACTGACAATCCAAAGGATATTGCTGCAACATTCACAGCAGCTTTTGCATCCGGTGATCATGGCTTCCATCAGATTGCAAATCCAGTTGAGCTGTGTGTTGCTGTGTTCAAGCGTCCAACAAAATTTGGATTTGATTTTCATTGTGGAATCTATCATCAAGGAAAGATCCTGCATTCATCCAAGCCGGTTGGCATGGTAAGCTATCAGTCAATTGCAGAGGCCTCAAGAGGCTTCAGGATCGTTGAATTTTGGCAAAAATAATCCTTTTTACACAAGACGGACTTCTCAACAGAGAATTTCAAGAGATTGAGCATGATGGCTCAGTTGGTGAGTTTGTTGCTGAGCGATATTTTGACCGCTATGACGCCGGATCAGCCATTCCTTTCAGTGTTTATGAAGGAATACCATGTCATGAGAATGAGATCACTGATGACATTACCCGGATGATGGCAGCCAAAGAAGGTGACTTCACTGTTGTTGAAACTGCTGGCACAGGCATTGAGATTGCGGCAATCATCATCAGTATTGTTGCAGCTGTTGCGGTCATTGGTTTGGCTCCAGACCCTGAGCTTCCTCAAAATGTTGCTAGAAATCAAGAATCACCAAACAACCAGCTATCAAGCCGCTCCAACAAAGCGCGTCCTCTTGAAAGAATCCCTGATATTAAAGGGAGAGTGAAATCTGTTCCTGATCTTGCTGCTGCACCATATTCAACATACTTGAACAATCAGGAAGTTGAGCACGGCCTCTATTGCGTAGGAAGAAAACAGCTTCAGATTGATGATCTGCAGGACGGAGACACGCCAATTGAGTTGATTTCAGGATCAACAGCGGGCATCTATTTTCCGTTTAATTCTCCAACCATCGGAAATCCTGACATCTCAATCAATAATCATCAGTCAGAGCCTATTTATTCAGCATATAGATCCAATCAGGCCAATGGAATTCTGCTCTCAACTGAGCTGCAAGACACTTCTGTCAATGTCAGTGAGTTGATTTTCAACATCTTCACTCCTGATGGCGGCCCTGACAATATGCTTATGGCAATTAATGCAGAGCTTCCTGCGGCTTACATTGAAGGAGCTGAGATTGAGCTTGAGAATGCAATTGCCAATGTCACTGGTGTTGGCAATGTTGACGTTTCTGGCCTTTACATCATCACAGAGCTTGTCTTTGTTCCGACTGTAACCTTTTTTAATATCCGGACTTCTGATGGATCAGATGCTCCTGTTGCAAATAACGAAGACGGGGCCGGTGTGTCAGGTATCATGAAGATTGCCGGAGCTCAGGAATTCACAGACTGGATCTATCAAACGGCTGATCTTTTTGAAACTGCCATCTTCAATGTTGTTGCGCCTTCTGGCATGTATCGAGACACTGGAGCCTCTGATCTCCTTCAGAGAACTGTTAATTATCAGTTTCAAGTTGAGCCGGTTGACGCTGACAACAATCCTTCTGGTATTGTAGATATTTTCAGTGACTCAATATCTGGAGCTGATCAAAAGCCAAAAGGCAAGACAACTCAATACGCTCTCCCTTATCCAACAAGATTCCGGATGAGAGCAAAGCGGCTGACTCCTCGAGGCACAGCGGCCAACACTGTCTATGTTGATGAGATTAAACTAGAAGATGTTTATGGCTTAAAGCTTGAGACTCAGGATGACTTTGGTGATGTCACACTGATTCAAACGCTCACCAGGGCTAATCAATTTGCAACAGCAATCAAAGAGCGTCAGCTGAACTGCTTTGCAACAGAAATGCTAAATGTATATGAAGGCAATGGAAACTTTGCTCTTGATCTTACAGCCAATAGATCAGCTGTTCAGTCATTCATCACTGATGCAATTGATCCGGTGATTGGCAATCTTGAGCTTGATGACATTGATGCTGATGGAATCCTTGCCATTGAGTCAGAAATTGTGAGCTATTTCAGCAGGGCTGAATTGCTTCAGATGGACTATACCTTTGATAGCACAAACACGACTTTTCAAGAATATGCGCGCATCATGTTTGATGCCATTAACTGCATTGCTTTTAGGGAATCGGTTGTCATCAAGGCTCAATTTGAGAAGCCTCAATCAGTCCCTGCATTGCTATTCACTCACAGAAGCAAGAAGCCAGATGCTGAGAAATATACTCGACAATTCAACCAAAGTCGGATCAATGATGGCGTTGAATTTAACTGGAATGATTATGAGCTAGGCATTACCCGGACAATATATTTGCCGGCAGACAGATCAGCTCTGAATCCAAAAGTTTTCAACATCCCTGGCATTGCCAATGAGAATCAGGCAACTATCAGAGCTCTGCGTGAATTTCAAAAGATCAAGAATGCCAAAGAGGCTGTTGATGTTACTGTCACCGGAGAGGGCAGATATGCTAAACCAAATGAGATGATCTCGATTGTCAAAGGCACTCGAGTTGGCACAACAGATGGAGAAGTCTTGGAAGTTGATCAGTCCGGACTTGTTTTGACGCTTTCTCAGGATGTTGACTTCAACATTGGAAATGATTTCTCAATCACGCTTAAAAAAGATGATGGAACTACTGAAAACATTGGCGTCAGTCAAGGATCTCAGTCCAATGAGGTTGTTCTTGATCAGCTCCCCAGTTTTCAGATCCGCACCGGCATTGATTTTCAGAGAAGGACTGAGTTTTCCTTTGCTGAAGATGCAGTCCAGGAGCAACAATTCTGGCTGCCTCAGGAGATTGATGATTCTGATCTTGACTATGTTACTATCAGAGCAATCAATTATAGTGATTTATTCTATGTATTTGATCAGATAGGCCTTAATGCTTTCTCAGATGGCTTCTCTGATGGATTTTCATAATGGTGAAATAATA